ATCAACTTGCTTAACAAGACCCTTTTTTCCGATAGTGTCGTCAGCTTCTAGTATAGAGATAACCTTCTCTATCCTTCTACCGTTCTCTATAAGAGATTGTTCAGTAGTTTTTCTAAAGAAGTCCACTTCATTCTCTAGCCGAGTTATTCGGAAATCTTGTGTCTCGTCTTTACCCACTTGTTAATGTTTTTAACTCGTTAGTTTTTGAAGTTCTGTATCTGTTAATGCAGTATTGTAAAGTTCTACACCACTTACTGATGACCTTATACCTCCATCTGACACAATTCTTTCTTGCCCTATTAATAAATCTGTAATATCTGAATTTTGTATCTGACTTGAAAAGTTATTTCTTACTGTAACACTATTACCATTTACACAAATTTTACCACTTGTAGCACTATTCATTGTAACTGCTATTTTGTATTTCTGTCCCTTAATTAAATTTATTCCACTTTCAATTCTCTCAATCGTTCCATTACTTCTTGCTGATAAGAAAACTTCGTTATTATTTATGTAAATTAAAAAAAATTCTTGTGATGAATCTTTATTTAAAAAACTCAACAAAGTACTTAACTGTCCATTATATGTACCCTCTACATACATAGTAAACGGATAAGAAGCATTAATGACATCATTAGGTAAATTTTCTTTTGAACAACTATCAACAAACCTCGTTTCACTTGACCCCTCTGTTGGTATGTAGGAGGTTGGATATAACCCTATTTCATTTTGAACACCCCAAAGAAATACACCACTTGAACCGTCACCTGTATAAGTTGAAGATGAACCCTCTACTAATCTAAAATTCACGTTTGTAGTAGATGACGCTGCTGCTGTTGCTTTTACCACACACCTGTACCATCCATTTCCATAATCTTCAATGTAAGCAGTTCCAAGTGATGTACTTTGTATAGTTCCATTTGAAAGGTCAAAGTTTGAGTTTGCTGGGAAAGTGTTTGTATTACCGCCTCTAATTTGTAAATTCCTTTCACTTGACTTTGCAAAAACAGACACCGTATAAGTTACACCTGATGTAAAACCAAAAGCTCTACCCATCTCGTGCTGAGTGTTTACTGTATTCTCTACAAGTTTATCAGCAGCAACAGCACCGTCAGGCGCCACTGTCTCATCAGGGCTGATAGAGCTATTATACTTAGTCCAGTAGGAATTACTAAATTCTTCCGCTCTCTGTAAATAATTACTCCTACTAGGCTCTAAAAGTAAGTGAGGACAGTCGCTAACTTTACCGTCAACTATGTCGTAAGATAGTCTAGGCTCGTTGTTAGCTACAGTCTCTATAAGTCCGTGCTTATTGATTCTAGTCTGCACACCGTCAGCTCTAGAGAAGTTAAAGTCTCCAGCTCCTGAGTGAGGTTGCTGAGAGTATAACTTTCCGATCTTCATTGCAGCTGGCTTCATTACGACCCCAGCTTTTTTATATATATCTTGTAAACTCATAGGGTTATTATATGTGCCAGCCTCCGAATGTGATGTCCTTAGCTGGTCTCACATCTTCATCTGTGTTAGTGTTGTATTCTGGGTATAAATTGTCATTGTGTCTAAGGTGATCTACAAGTCTCTTAGCGTAGTAGTCAGCAGTATCTCTAGCAGCGTCTCTCATTGAATCTATCTCTTGAGTACTAGGTAGAGCTGAGTTCTCAGAGGTGCTCTTAAATACTCCCTTATTGGATATAGTGTACTGAGAGAAAGGTAGATACTCCATAAAACTAAACTGTACTAAAGTCTGCTTAATGAATCCTTCCACTAGGTTCTCGTAGTCACCAGATAAAGTACCGCCTAAAATGTCAGATTGTAGCTTGTCATATAGCTTACTTCCTAGTAGTTGGTGTACGTGAATATCTTGAGCTATTCTGATGAAGTGAGACACCTTATCAAAGTCTATATTTGCGCTAAGGGGCGTTTTCTTAATTAAATCTTATTTACTAATAAATAGAGCTACTGCCATTTTTTCTTATTTTGATTTTCTATAACTAGGATGGTGACCTTTGTCTGCTCTGTCGATTTGAGCTTCAGCTACTCTCCTGTCATTTTTCCACTTGTTTCTTTTAGGGTCAAAGCCTTTTTTCTTAGCTTTCCCTACTGTCG